CCCCGTAGCTCCAGTTTCTCCTGTATCTCCGGTTGTACCAGAAACAGTACCGGAAAGAATAACTTTATCTCTATAACCCCACGGAGCTACAGAGTTAAATGTCAAATTAAATCCAAGAATATCTCCGCCGAAACGGTATTCTTCTACATTAAATGTGCCTTCCCAAAACACGTTGTAATAATCTTCGTCAACAATCCTGAAAACTTCAGGCTTTGGTGATTCAAGCCAACGTTTAAGTCTAACCGTTTCATATTGCGAAACAAATGGGTCAGCTGTATCTGGGTCTTTACAAATAGAAATTTGAATCACAAGACCAGCATCGTATGTATAATAAAGTATCGGGGTTCTACGTCCACCCCTCATAGACATGGATGTAAATGTACGCTGGGAGTCTGTTTGAACACCGCCTGCGGAAGAACCGCCGTTGAAATCACACATCACATATCCATGATCTTGCAGGGTCTCTCCCCTAAAAATAAAATCACATTTATCCACGTCAAATACCTCTTATTTCTGTTTTTTAATTCGTTTAAGTTGTTCCTTAAATTTCTTTGTATATTCAGCGCCAGTCTCCATTACTTTGTGTAATGAGTCATTATATCTATCACGCATATCCCTGACTTCTTCGATAAGCTTCTCATATTCAGCACGAGCATCTTCAGCGATATTTAATTTCTCTTTTAGCTCTGCATTTTTTTCTTCAAGATCCTTCTTTTCCTTTTTCAAAGAATCAACTTGATTCTGCAGCATTTCGATATGGCGTCTTAATCTTTTTATTCTATAATCTTTATCCATCCTTTTACCCTCAATATGTGAGAGGGGAGAAGATCTCCCCTCATCACTTACCATTTATACTTGTTCTTAGCTAAGCTGCTGCGACCGACCATTTGATCAATCGTCATAGATTGAACCATTCTCTCAAACTTTCCGTCGCTACGCATTTTATTCACAAAGTCATCATAGTTCTCAACATGGTCAATCGGTATATTGAATTGATACGTTATATCGCCGAACAAATTGTTGCGCAAGCCACTCGGTTTAGATATACCTGTGATACCTGCGAACAAATCGATTCCATGATTTCCATTATGAATAGCTTTGTTTAAAACATCTTTTAGAATTGTGAAGTTACGTGTGTCTTCAGCGTTAAGGAACGATTCAGGCTTGCCTGGAGTACCATCAACTTGTGCTAAACCAGTATAATCAACAATACCACCGCCCTTAAACTTGTTATATGCATACTTCGTCAAATCGGTGATACCATAGTATTTGCCGACCCACGCACCTGAGTATACATATCCGTCTTTCCACATCTGACTAACAATACCTTGTACTTCATCGTAATTAAAACCTTTTGCCTCAAGCTTTTGTTTACGATCAGCACCAGCACCCCAGCCTTGCAAACCATTGATAATAGCAAGAGCCACACCATACTTTTCCTCAGTAGTTCTTCCGGTTTGTTTTGGAGTTTCTACTTTTTTAGGAGTTGTAGTTTTTGTTTGAGTGACAGGTTTAGCTGCTGTATTTGTTTTTGTTGTTGTTGTTGTGGATTGAATGGTAGTTTTTGCTATAGCACCACTTTTAGTTGCCATAGCAGCCACGTTTGTTGCGATGCCAGAAAGTGTATTGTTTACAGATGTTGCTAATGTTGTATAATCTTTAGGTTCATACATGGAAATAATCTGTCCAGCCTTACCACCATTTGACCAAATATCGCTTAATTCATCGCTAACTGTATATCCGACTTTAAATGCTTCCGAAATAATAGTATCACGAATACTACCATCGCCACCTTTAACAACACCCATTGCAGCCGTAATAGCAGAATTTGCTAAATTAAAACCACTATCAACTTTGGTACCAATTGAGGTTGCTGTTACACCGTTTGTAGTGAGAATTGACGACATACCAGTAAGAGATGATAATGCAGAAACAGCTGATGTACCAAGTCTATTTGACATAGCATTAATGGATGAGTTCGTTGTGCTTGTATTTTGGTTAATTGCTGTAGCATTTTGAATAGCAGCAGAATTAATTGCACCACTTGTTATAATAGCATTTTGATTTAAAGCGGTAGTATTTTGAATAGATGCAGAATTAGCAGCAGAATTAATTGCACCGCTTGTAATAATAGCATTTTGATTTAAAGCAGTAGTATTTTGAGCTGCAGCAGAATTAATTGCATTACTTGTCGATAATGTATTTTGACCAATAGCAAGTGAGTTCTGTGTTGCAGCAGAACTAATTGCACCACTTGTTGTCGCAGTGTTTTGTGCAATTGCATTGTTTACAGTATTACTTGTCATAATTGCATTTTCTGCAACAGCAACATTACTTGCGTTTGCACAAGCATTAATGACACTTATCATATCACTAATAAGAGCATCAATATTATCAAGTCGTTGATTTAAAATAAGTTCATACTCATCATACAAATTGCTAAGCATTTCTTTTGTCTCAGAAATCTGCCGATTGTACTGAGTCTCCTGAAGTTTTTCCATTGCATCGTCCAAACTCACTGTGAGCTTCTGTACTCTAGCGCGAGATTCTTCAGAGTTATCACCGCTGTAAGCGGAGAGTTGTTTCTGAATCTTAGAAATGTTATCAGCCTGTTCTTTAACTTTTTTCTGATAATCGTATAGACTCTTTGCGGAATCCATCGATTCTTTATATTTATTAATAAGGTCGTTTAATGCTTGAAGTTCTTTTTGGATTCCTTCATCGATAAGGTCGACGATGGCTTTCTTTTCCTCTTCGGCATTCAATATAGATTCGCGCTGTGCTTCGATCCATTCTTGTCGCTGTTCAAGTAGAATAGTGTTATTCGGATCATTAGCAAGTTCTTTGTTGAGTTTCTTGACTTCGGCAGCATAACGATCTGCCTGGTTCATAAGAACATTATAGTTCATACCATGCAGACCCATCGTTGCCAGACCAGTGTTCGTTAGCATACCAGAATCTTCGTACAGTTTTCCATAACTCATCAGGTCGATAAGGAACTGTGCTTCGTCTGTAACTTGCGAAATGCGATCTTGCAGATAGTCAAAGCGATCCCAGAGTACCTCTTTAATTTTGTTACCAAGATCAATAACGGAAGTTTCTGCTTCTTGAATCGCCTCTTTGACACCATTGATCTCTTGTTGCATGTCATCATTTGTATTTAGTTGGTTCACTACGCCAACCCGAGTTTCCTCGCTCATAGTTTCCTATGAGATTAGACTATATCTTTTACCTGTAATATTTCGTTTAGCTTATTATCGATTAATTGCGACACATTATGCCCATCCAAATATGATATTCTCAGTAAATGGATTCCGTGCGCCATGCAATAATCATTTTTTATTTTGTCATGTTTTTGTGTGTATTTTAAATGTTTTTCGTTCCATACCTTCTTAAAATGATGCGGACCGTCAAACTCAATAATTAAATTATATTTCGGAAGATAGAAGTCAAATGGTAGTTGTCTTTTGTCTTTGCAATCTGCGAATTTCTTTTCACGAATAAAATCTATTCTAAGCGATGTAAGATAATCTGCGATAATCTTTTCGCCAGAACTTTCATACGAAGAACAAGAATGACACTGATGTTGTTTATTCCCAACATAGTCATCAAAACTCACTATATATGTGTGTACACCATTGCATTTGCCACATTGTATTTTGAGGTTTCGCGTATGACTACTAATATAATCTTCTTTATTAAGAAGCTTATTGTCATTAAACATTGCAACAACTGATGCAACATAGTCTGGTGTATGCTTACACTTATTTGCCCTTTCTTCATATGAACAAATTCTGCATTTATGCCCACTTTGTAAATTATACATTTTCATAATTTGCTTGCCATGTTTAGGGCATATGAATTCAATATTCATATTGCAGTTCACATATTCACTTTCATCGGTAATAATTGTATATCCATTCTTCTTACACGCTTCGTATAGTTTAGCAAACTGTTCATGCCTACGTTGATCCTTAGATTTTGAATATCCCTTATTTGCAGCGCATGATCTGCACAAATCTTTTTCCTCGGAATTCATACGTTTTATGTGTCGACAGTATGGTGTTTCAAACTCAATTCCACATTCGTCACAAATTACACGAATGTGTTTACCGTATGTTTCTGGAAGATCTGTAACATCAATTTCAAATGGATCATCCTTTTTCGTAAAAATAAAACCTTTAGATTCGTAATGACGTTTATTCCTACCGTTCCAACAGACTTGTATCTTTTGATTCGGAACTAAAATAGTATCACGTCCTTTTTACATAATAAAAAAACTAGGCTGTAAGCCTAGTTGATAATTACAGGTAATTCACCTTTTCGAACTGCCAATCGTTTGCAGTTCTACTCCCAAAAGGGATAGTCGTTGAGCGTTCCCCTATTCGGGGCTTCGTTGCTGATTGTCCAATTCTCACAGTTTTTGAACCATCACGTTTATACATATTTCATTATTGCGTTGTGGTCTGTGAGACTCTAAGGATTTTCCAGCAATTAAATGAATTTATATTTACATGCATTACTGCATGGCGAGGCTAGATATTAACCACGCTTGGCTGTACTCCTTGATCTCACCAGAGTTTACAGCTTGCGACATCTTCTCGATAAGCGCGTCGAGTTCTTTTTGCATCACAGAAATGTTCTGCTTCTCGACTTTTTGCATAGCTTTATAATACTCAGTGGTCATTAGATAACCGCGAGCCTCGATATCGTCCATGCCATTTTCGTAAGTCTGGGTGAGATGTTTCAGAAGTGCGAGTTGAGCATCAAAGTCGTCTTTTGTATCGTTGAAGCGATCTTCGTAAAGTTGGCCTAAATCTTCGTGAAGCTGAAGAATAGCCTCATCGCAATCAAGCGCTTTTTCATACCATTCTTGATAGTCATTTATAAGATCTTGAGTTTCTTTGCTATATTCATTAATATCAATCGCGCCGTCACGTACACGTTGCGCAAGATCCTCAGAGAGTCCAACAGAATTGGCCTCCTGAATATAACGATCATATGCCTCAGCTTGAAGTTCGATTTCCTCTGTTACACGAACAATTTCATCGCCAGTATTTCTGAGTCGTGTAGTAAGAGTTTGGAATGTACTTTTTGCAATAATTCCAAGTTGCTTGATTGCCCTTTCAATGCGGTCAATAGCAATTTCTATCCAATCGAACTTTTCCGAATCGTCATCTTCTGAATTATTTCCGCTGTTCCTACTACTGCCTCCTCCAGAAGATTTGGATTTTGACCCAGAAGAAGATTTACTACCAAGACTAGTCGTTGAACCTCCATTTGTTCTTCTTTTGGCTGCGCTACCCAAAGTATATGCGTTTGACAATATACTGCCGTCCGCATAAGCATGACCATGTCCTGACGCCTTACCTGTTTGAATTAAAGCTTTAGTCTGAGCAGCTGATAATATTATATCTCCCTTTCTAAGAGCCTCCTGATGCATACCACCAGGAAGGAGCATCCATTGACCATCACGTATTATAGATTCAGTACCAAGCTCATTCACTAGGGCGAGTTCATCTCGATCTAATGCAACTTTTCCATCAGCGTATGCATGTTTCCAATTCCACGGAGCGTTTACCATAGACCCGTCTGCTCTAGCGATTGATGTCATTGTACCAGACGCCTTTGTAAGTCTTCCGCCACCAACGGTATGAACACTGTATGTTACACTTCGCTGAAGATTCGGATAGTTTGGAGCTGGAGGTGCATTAACTTTATAGTTTACAGATGGATTTTGGTTTGGATAATTAGGTGCTGCGGGAGCATCTATACCGTATGTGACCTGTGGATTTTGATCGGCATATTCAGCCTCTGGGTCTGCATGGACCGTATAATTAACTGGTATATTTATTGAGTTATCTGCAAATTGACTTGCTATACCGGTAGGATCGCCTAAATTTTCTTCGGTGACTCCAATTGCAATTTGCACCTCAGTTGGAAGGGCAGCAATATCAGCTGCAATCTGCTGAACCTCAGTGCTTCCTTCAACAAATGTATGAACATTAATACCTTGACTGTTTGCTTCAGCTATTAGCTGATTAACCCTCTCAATCTTTTGAACCGCAGAATCAAGTCCGCCACCAGTTTCAGTATTTAACTTAATATAGTATTCTTGATCAAGCAAATACTGAAGCGCTTCCATCATTGCAAGTGCATCTTCGCCACCATCAGCTTCGATATCTATCTCTGCTGTAAGACCATCTAATTCATTGATTTTCGCTTGTAGTTCTCCAGCAGACATTTCGCTAATATCAAAATCCAAACTAATACCAGCGCTATCAAGAATACCAGTTTTTTGATTAAGATTCTTTAATGACCCAGTCAATATATCGAGATTGCTATTATCAAAAATAACAGCACCGCCTGTATCAACAAGTGCTCGCTCAAAAGATTGTATTGCCTCTGTCGACAGGCCAAACATATCTGAGACTTCTTGCAATTTGTTACCTGTGAAATCCCAAACATTGTATCCATCTCTTACTGTTGAATATGCATCTCCAAAAACGTGATTAACATCGTCCAAAAACATGAACAATCCGTCGGACACTAGACTTCCGTTTGAATCATATTGCCAATAATCTAATATGCTATGACCTGTATCCGCAATTGTCTGTCCAAGACGTGCCCAGTCTGCTTCTGCATCACCAGTTCTAGCAGATGGATTAAGAACTAAATCTAACCAAGCGTTTAATGCTGGGTCGCCATACCACCCGGCGTCTTTTATCTTTTCCATCTCGCTGAAGCCAGAACCGATTCCTTCGTAAGTATCTCGTTCTTTCGAACCTGATTTGGCACTTATCCATGCGTTGTATGCAGATGCTAATCCTTCATATTGAGCCATTAATTGCTGTGTTGCAGCTATTTCAGCTTCAATTGCAGATGTATCAGCACCCTGAGATCTCAAGTCTTTATACTGGGCATATTGATCTGCCAATTGTTTTGCTAGATCTGTCAGCTTAGACTGTTCAATTTCCGCATTCAGACGTTTTAATTCTTCGTTATTAAGGTGAACACCGTTTAATGTGTTTTCAAATAATTTTTCAGGATCAAAGCTCTCAAGATCTTTATATGCAGCTGTAAGTTTTTCAATTTCTTCTGTAGATAAACCTGTTGCACTCCTTGAGCTATTAATTGCAGATGATAATGTTGATTGATATTCGCTAAAAGATTCGAAGGATGATGATACATCATCAATTTGTTGAGATACATCTTCAGACACTATACCGAGAGTGACCAACTGACCTATGACATTTTCGATACTAGAAGATGAAGCATCTGAAACCAGTCCAGCATCAACCATTGCATCTACTAATGCCTTTACTTTTGCCTGTGGACTACCTGCTACAATACCGACACCATCTAAAACATCTTGATATGCATTAAGAAAACTAGATGTTGTTAATCCAAGCTCTTTTACATCATTACTATATGTTTGAAGTCTTTTATCAACAGCAGATGCATCTTTCCCAGTAAAAGCTTTTGTAAATTTATCCTGTTGTAGAGCTGCCTGAACAATTTGATTTCCAATGTCTGTGAAGATAGAGGCATATTGTTCTAATGCTCCGCCTGGTGCTATTGCTTCCTGTATTATTGGGTTAAGTGATGAATATTTGTCTAACGCAGATGCTAATTCCTCTTTATTGCCAGACAAAAATGCCTCATTAACATCGGCAACAGCTTTTGCATATTCATTCATCCATTCTGCAGCGGTCTGAGCATCACGACTACGATCAAGCTGTAGAGGATCATCGTCTGTAATTATTTTTGCTTGTTTATATTGATCGTATATTTCTTGATATTTGCCAATTCTTTCATTGGCAATACCAATAAATGTGTCGCCCATTTCACGTATATAATCTATAGTATCTGTTGTTGTAAGACCTTCTTCGGCATTACGAAGATCAGTCATAAAATCAGTCAGGCGTTGTACATCTTGTGCTGTTCCTTTAAAATACAGGCCACTTTTTCCATAATTTAATTCTTGTATTTCGAAAAGATCCTCGTAGTCTTTGGCGACTTCTCTGATTACTTTTCCTTCTTCTGTCCACTGATAAAATTCACCTAAAAACGCAGCCTGATTGGAACTAATGCTCCTAGCCCCAATCATATTTTCCATTGCGTTAATAGCGTCTGAGAGACCAGAACCCTTTACTCCAAGTCCATTCTCAGTTAAGAATGTTTCGGCATTTTGTTTTAATAAATCGCGAACCTGTTGTACATTTCTTTCCATAGAGCCATTAAACAAGTCTAAGTTTTCTGCTCCCTTGCTGTATGACTCATTCAATTGATTTTGTATGTCAAGAAGTTCCTTTTTTGCAGAATACGCATCGGATTCCGAAAGCGATCCCTCGTCTAGTTTTGTTCGGAGATCAGTTATTTTGTTAGCGTAATCATCTATTGCTGCGGATTGTTTTTCAAATGCCTGAGCACCAGACTCTGCTTTTTGGCGTTGTTCTTCCTGCACCTTCTGATATTGCTCATAAATAGCAATAGCAGCAGTTATACCGGCTGAAATGCCAAGCATTGCGAGATTTCCTTTATTATGAAAAGTCTCGCTCAAAGACCACTCAAGATCATTCTCACTTTCTTTCATGTTTTTCATGAAAGATTTCATTATTTTTCCGGTTGCTAAAGTAGTTAGTGTAGTGCCAAGAACACCAACGTGATCAATTATGCCATCAATTGCATTTAATGACCCTTTGCCAAAATCCACAACACCCTTCATCAAGGAGCCGCTAAATATATCATGTGACAATTCTTGGAATGCGGCTTTAAGCTGTCCAACATGAGCAGCTGTTGTATCCATATAAAGAGCATTTGCTTCCATTGCTGTACCTGCAGAGTTCTGTGCGTCAGCAAAAGCGCCCATAGCATCTTTAATATTAGTGATTGTCGACATAATACCAGACAATTGTCTAGTACCACCTAATATTTCAGCAACTCGTGCTCTAGCTGGATCGCCATTAATATTATCCCAGACTTGAGCTAAACCAACAAAAATATCATAGAGATTTTTATAGTTTCCAGTTGCATCTTGAATGTCAAACCCGGTCAGTTGAAGAAGTTCATCACGATATTTCGAGAATCCAGTTGCGAGATCATCCGTAGATTCACCCAACTCCTGAAGTTCAGTTTTAGAATTTCTAATTCTAGCACTGACCGTCTTCCAAAGAGTACCTGTGGTCGCTGCATTTTGAAGCGACGCATTAGTTGCTGCAAAAAGAGCTGCAGACTGTTCAAAACTAGTCCCGGACGCACTCATTGCAGCACCGCCACGTTGGAATGCTTGCATTAGTTCAGATGCAGAAATAGCATACTTTTGACCAACTTCAATCAGAACATCACTAACATGTTCCGCGCTGGAGGCGTCCATTTGGAAGCCTTTGATAATAGATGTAATACCGGTAGTTGCCTCGTCTACACTTACATCACCAACATTCGCCATAATATTTGCAAATTTTGATAATTCAGTAGCTTCACCCAATGAATAACCAAGACGACTGAACACCTCAATTGATCCTGCAACCTCTGTTATACTTTTGCCAAGATCTTGCGCTTGCGATGAGGCAGTATTAAAAAAATGAGTCATTTGTGTGTCAGTAGCACCGGTAACAATTTGAATACGAGTCATAGCGCTTTCTATTTCCATAGAAGCCTGCGCCATTTGTTTGACTGTTTCAATTCCTTTTTGCATTACCATATATGGCGTTATGTAACGACTTAAATTGGAAAATGCATTTTTAAATTTATCGCCAAATGATAATGTGTCTTTATTAAAATGCTGAATATTACTTTCAGCCTCTAATGCGGCTTTTGAAATATTTCTAAATTCATTAGTATATTCACCATTAGATAATTTTCCAACATTTCTTTTATATTCAAGTTCACTAAGTGCATTACTAGCTTTTTGTAAATTCTTATAGCTTTCAGCAGTTCTTTGATCGCGTGACGCAGCTGTCCAATTTGCTAATTCCTTATCTATTTGTGATCTTCGTGATAATATACTTTGCTGCGCTTTATAATCAAGTTCTGGATTATCTTTTAATAACTGATTATATTCTGCTTCTTTTTTGTTACGTTCTTCTGCTTCTTTGATTTGGCGTTGTGTCTCTTGCTTTTCGCGTTTGGCTAATTCTAACTGGACATCATTACTCCAGTCATTTATTCGTTTTTCTTCTTCCGCCTGTCTCTTTATTTCTTCATTGTGATTTTTTCTTTGCTCTTCTAATTGCTTTTGTGTTTCCTGGCGATCGCCTTTTGTTATAACATCTTGTACTTCTTGTTCCCATTTAGCCCTTTGTTCTGCAGAGTTCTGAGCATCTTTTAGCTGCCTTTCAGTTTCTTGATGTTCGCCTTTAGCTATTTGTTGCGTTACTTCGTTTTGCCATTTAAGATGTTGTTCAGTTTGCCGTTTATATTCTGCATCTTGCTCTTTTGCTTTATCGCGTTGTTCTTTTAATTGCCTTTCAGTTTCCTGTCTGTTGCCCTTAGCAATAGTATCTCTAACTTCTTGTTGCCATTTAGCATGTTGATTTTCGACATCCTGTACTTCTTTTAGTTGTCTTTCTGTTTCTTTGTGTTCACCTTTAGCAATCTCTTTCGCAACATCACGTTGCGCTTTTTCGCGCATTTTATTGATTTCTTTTTGGGCAGATTCTTCTCTAGCAGCGCGTTCTTTTACTTCACGGATTCCTTGGTCTTCATATGCTTTTTGTTCTGCAGCGCGTGCTTTTTCTAAATCGCGTTCACGATTTGCCTCTATCCTTGATTCTTCTTTTGCACGTTGTTCTGCTGCTTTAAGTATATCGTCATGACCTCGTATTATTTGATTTGTTACTTCATTTGAGTATTCGCCATTTTTCTTTATCGTTTCGAGACTTAATTCAGCAGATTCCGTAATGTTTCTAAAATTTCGATTGAATGAATTGTTTGTTTGATTTCCGTGAGGGTCTCCAAGTTTATTCCTCAAAGATTTCATATCTGTGAGTCGCTTATTATAGTTTTCCCACTCTTTACGAGATTTTGCATCTCCTAAACTAGCGTCTTGCATAGAAGAGAGATTTTTTTCCATCTCCTTCACAGCTTTATTAGTTGCTTTTAAAGCAGATCTATATTCGTTCGAATCTTTTATAATACGTTGACTACTAGCATGTAGTACGTCCGTATTTTTTGCTGCTTGTTTTATACTAGTAGATGCACTATTAGCGCCAATAGACGTTTGTTTAAACGCATTTTTTCCAGCTTTGTCTAAACCTTTTATTAAGTTGTTCAGACCTTTTTGACCTTCTGCATCTTCTACTTTTATTTTTATAATATGAGGTCTATCCTCAAGTTCTGATAATGTTGCTTTAATATCATCAAAACCAGAACCAACTAATTCGGGTTTAATTTTAATAATAGCACTACCGGCATCTCCGGCCATATTCTTCACCTACCTTTACATAAAGAAAAGGATTGGCGAAGATGCCAATCCTAACCTCCAAATCTTCCACTTGGTTGAACGCTTATAACTTGATAATCGCCACCACCGCTTACTTGAAATACGGCCAATCCAGTTTGAACAAATTGCGCCGGTAATCTAGCTGGTCGTGATTTTTTTACTTCATTTGTATTTGGATAATATACAGTTAATTGATTAGCTACGTATCCATTATTGAATAGTGCAGCCATATCGTCTACACCACCATAAATTTCAGGCATTAACGATGGTCTAAATTGTGCAGGGATGTTTACACCAATTTCATATATTCCATTTCCACATTTTGTAACACCTCCTGGAGTAGCAAATCCAACTGCAGCCATCTCATTGCCAAACAAAGCATTTGAAATTGCATCATTCACACAACTAGCCAAATGGTTTGCAGCTTGAGCAGCAATGGCATCACCATCGGCACCAATCAAAGAAGAGCCGTCACCGATTTTTGAATGTACTTCAGCCATAATACCAGCCATATTCAAAGGCATTACTCATCACCTTCTTTGTTCTGCGATTCTTTGTAACGCATCATAGCTCTAGTAATTTCTTCATCGCTAACAGAACCATCATTCATACCTGCAAACACCTTCACAAGGTTTGCAAGCTCATCAGGCGACATTTCGGAATACATTTGAGATACCTGATCTGTAAGCGACATAAGAGAAGAGTAGATCTCATCGATTTTTTTCTTATACTCACGATGTTCTACGCTTTCTACAGATTTGAGCTTTGCATCAATTGCCTGCATAATGTTTTTAAATTCGTCGTGGCAAATTGCTTCGTCAATAATCATAGGTACGAGATCAGATCCATAAACAAAATTATATTGATCTTCATAACTTTCAGGCAGTTCGATGTTAGTATATTTTTGTATAACTGCAACGCGTACAAGAAAATCTTTTAATTCAGGAAGATATGTCTCGTTGTCGTCTTGAAAACAATTGTTTACAACAAAATCAACAAATCCGATCATCTCATCTATAGAGATATGTCTGCGCACTGTTACATCAACACTGCCAACAGTAATCACTTTTGTTTCAGGGAAATAATCATTCATATATTCACTAAAAGCTTCCGCTTTAATTCTTTCCATAATTTTAGCTCCTTTATCTCAAACATGTGTTTTATTCATACTGAAAACCTCTAATCGAGTGACCGCACCGTATATCTGGATCAGCCCATATTACATATCCAGCATTTCTAGCTTGCGAACAGAAATACAAATCTTCAGAAAGAAATGCACCGCCGTCATATATTACATATTTAAACCACGGATATGATAATTTTCTTAATACATTTACATTGATTAATATACATCCAAAACCACAACCCTTTATTTTAAATCTTTCGTCGCTTTGTAGTTCGTCATATGTATACCTATCAACATAATCCTTCGGTCCGATTTTAAATAATTCAGTTTCTTTGCTTTGTGTGTTTTTTCGTGGATATACACCTGTGCAAATATCAACAGGGTCAGCAAGCATTTTATCCAATGTATTTGCTGGTATAATCACATCACTGTCAACCATTAACACATAATCATAATTACTATTAATGGCTTTTTTAACTATTTCATTTCGTGCTCTTGCACAGTCATACCCTTTAACAAATTCAAAATCTGCGTTTTCATATTTATGACATGCATTATAAACAGACCGGAATGTATCCGGTAATATATTTTCAAACGTTGGTATTGCAACCAGTATTTTCATTTTTAATTACCCCTTTTTCTCCGTATACTTTTCACATATGCCATCATGAATCTCTGGTTGAATTCGACCCTCCATCGCTTTATTAAAAATGCTGCAATTACGTCCAGATCTTGTACAAGAAGAGCAGTGCAGCTTAAAATCTTCATATTCATTTTCATTGGCAAAAACGCCTATATATTCTACTGGATGTATTGTCAATTCAATTCTGGGATTCTGTGTATCAAAATATATTCCTTGAGCACGTTCACACACAGTGTCATCGTCTTTCCAAACAACTTGTGTCTTTGAAATCGTGTCCAATAAAACTTTCCAATAGTTATTACAGTCCATCCGTTTTCTAGGAAAATAAAACACCCCATCAACATAGACATGTTTGCTTCCATCGAGTGGTACATCCCACCCTTGTTCGGCGACTGCATCTTTTACAATCTTAGAAAAATCTCTACAAAAAAAGACGGCGTCCGCCGTCTTATAAGGAACATCAATTGGCTTTCCATTTTTAAGTATTGCCCGATGCCCCATATAATGATTAACACTAGGAGGGAAGGGGGAAGTAATATGTAATTCGTAATTTGCCACCGCAATTTCCTCCTGTTAAATTTTTTCCTTCAATATAATATATCGGTACATATTACTGCCTTCTCTAAGATAATTGTAGTAATATAATGGTGTTTCCATATGTGGCAATCCTATGTACGTTGTTCTCGTATATCCAGCTTTGTGTAGTACCATATCCATAAATGCATCATCTTCAGCAGGCTGAATATGTGGAAAGCGAAACTCGTTAATATAATCACGTTTCAGTAAATATTGCCAGACCATCGAAAAATATCGCCACGGAAATTTATTCGTATCAAACGGAATCCGTAAAATATCTAAATTCTGACTATATGCTTTATCGAGTACATCTTTAATCGCAGTATTCGAAAGAAGCCAGTCATCGCCATCCATAAACCAAATATATTCGCCCTGTGCTACATCCATTGCTACATTACGTGCGGGACCGCATCCCTGTATTTCACATTGCATGATCTTACAATTAAGGCAACTTTGTCGAATTTTCTCTTCGCTATTATCTGTACAATTATTTAGAACGAAAATAATTTCCATAGTATAATCGCCAATATCTTGTTCTTTTAAAGATTTCAGCATAGGGTCAAGAAACTGCTCAAGATTATATATAGGAATAATTACGCTAATATTTAAACTATCCATTCCTCGATATCTCCTTTACTCTGTTCAAACGGCATGTAAGAATTTGCACGATTTGTTGTGTCACAGAATTTACATAGTTTACATGGCTGTTTGATAAACGCCTCAATTTCTTCAGCAGTATGATCAAATATATCTATACTTAAATCTTCAGGCGTAATTCCCCAGTCCAGTCCGAAGTGATCCCAAAAGTCATGAATTGTACCAGCGATGCAACATGGATAAAAGCGACCATCCTGAAAGAAGTACCATTCATTCTGTTTGATGTCACAATTTGTATAAGCTTTAATTTCATCCTGACTTCCAGTAGGATCGAGCGAAATATTATATAATCGTCCTTTTTCATGCCATTCTGTATAATTAAAGCCAAGCTGTTTATCGAGATGATAATTACTCACAGTTATATTAATATGTAACGCATTTAACTCTTCGATATGCGGAACCATTCTTTCCCACAATAATCCGTTCGTTACTAGAACAATTTTGCTATGTGGAAAATATCGTCTTGCAATACGTAAATATTCCATAAAGTTTGGATTAAGAAGCGGCTCGCCACCCATAAGACGAATGGTTTGAACTTCTTCGATTTCTGCAAGCCGTTCAAACTCCCGTTGAAATTCAGTAATGTCTTTGTGCTTCGGTTTAGCAAATACTGAGAAGTGGGAGCATCCGCGACATTTTAAATTACACGCCTCAGTAATATGTGTTTCAAAATATGGTATCATTTAATTACCCTTCTCCTTTAACTCAAAAAATGGCAACCCAGGGCGGCATACGCACACCCCGAATTACCACATCTTCACTGTTTGTCGTCTGTGATAACAGATTCGTCTTTCGTCACTTTAACCTCTTTTTCTTTAACCTGAGATTCGGCAGCCATTTTCTTAGGCTGTTTCTTTTCCGGTTTATCAACAGATTCCTTCGCTCTGGATGCTTCAATCTCGGCAAAATATTTGGCACCACATTGCGGCGAACAAGCTACATCTTGATACCGGAACTTATCAGTAGAAAGCCAAGTTTTACAATATTCATATTCTTTTCCACATACTTTACATATGCGAGTTCCTTTTGCCATGATTACACCTCCTTTAACTGAAAAAATACGGTGGGAGAAAAACTCCCACCGTTACTGTTTGTGATTTATCAGGTTGTGCCAGTTGCGCCAGTTGTGCCAGTTGCGCCAGTATCGCCAGCATTAGCGCCGAACACAGTGTAAGTCCACAGCAGAGCGGAGTTACCTGCTACGCAAGCGCCAGCAAGGGACTGAGCTTCGAAGTCATGCACAGTCTGGTTATCGCCCATCTCGATGGTGAATTCACCAGAGAAGTCAGCCTTCGGAACATAGAACTGAACACGATAAACGTTTGCACATTTATCTTCAGCCATAGCGTCGATGTACAGAGTGGCTTTCTTGGAATATTTATCAGAGATATTGGACAAAACGTCTGCCTGAATCCGTCTCTTATAGAAGACAGCAATTTCTGTATTATCTGCAACACCAGAGAATGTCAGAGATTTTGTGGACGGATTGTAAGCAAATTTACCAGCAGCCGCAGCAGAATTCTGAACAAGCTCATCTCCCAGAGTGCCATCAGAATTCTTGATATACAGAGCGTCAATTTCTGCACCTGCAGTACCAACAGCAACATACTGTGTAGTAGCAGCATTGCTCGAAACTGTCAGATAATCAGTCCACGAAACTTCAGTAGCTTTATTCTCAAAAGCACCGCCAGTCTGAACTGCAAGCAGTCCACCAGACAGCATACCGTTCGTTCCGCTAATCGTAACAGCTTTATTACGTTTCAGCTGAGAAAGCAGACGACCACCTTTACCGGTGATTTCCTGAACTTCCTGAGTATTGGCGATGCTAGCATTCTGCAGCTCATCGAGCACAAAAAGCAGTTCACCAGTAGCAATATCAAAACCAGTAATGGTCTCCAGACTTGTAATTGTAAGATCTGAAACAAAACTCATTTGTGATTTCCTCCTGTTATTTATTTATGGATTAACCAGTTTAATTCATCTGGTTTCAATCCTTTTGGATCAATAGTCCCGGCGTATACGCCATTCATCTTATGCTCATAATCGATTTTGCTTACAATTTGTCTAACGCTTTCGTTAAACTGATAAATTGTTAAGTCTTTGGTGGTTTCATAGTTATACTTATATTGTTCAGTATTAACCATAGCGACTATGAGACTTTCGAGCTGAGAATCCATCTTGCGATTTTTTTGCCGCTTTTGTTTTTTTCTAGCTCGTTCAATCATATATTTGCGTGCTTCTTCGTTACCAGGTTTTCTTTTATCCCTTTCAAGATGATTAACCCTACGAAGAGTAGAAGCCATCATTGCATGAATAATTCGATCGATAATAATTTCGTTTTCCTGATCAATTAAAAACGGAAGACCACCTTCATCTGGTTCTGAGAAATCAAATTTTTTTAAATTCAAATTACCAAAAAGCAGGTGTGTATCGAGTTCTTTTAATGCTCCAAACATAAGCAAAAAAAGTTCGTAATCATTGATCTTAGAAAAATCTATTCCTATATCATCGAGTTGAACCATAAAATCAATTGGAGCAGATACAACAAGAGAGAGGGCGGAATAATAACCGTCCTCATCTTCTAAAATCTCTTCAATTGTTGGTATGTAGATTTGAATCTTTTCATTAATAGGAAGCTCATGTGCATACAATAAGCTTTGCGTCATCCTGATTCAGCAGATGTATAATCGGTAATAACCGGAACATCTTCCTTCCTATTACTAGGTATGGCCTGTTTCGGATTATGCTGCCTATTAAATTCTTTCATCGTAAACGTCATGCATTTACCATTGTAGTCTGTAACTGGTGCAGATCTTTGCATACCGCTTAGATTCAATTCACCCAAGCCATAGTATCGACTACCGTTGATGACTTTACATATTTCAGAGCAAATCCTGTCTGTCCTTACGCCGCCACCATCGGGTAAGCGCAATCTGCTCCTATGTGCTAATACCCACACGCGAAGTACGGGTATCAAAAATGTTTTATTAGGTACATATTGCAGATCAACATCAAACATTATTATTGTGCTTCCGTCATGCAAAGTTTCAGGTATAAACTCTGCAGGAAATACCTGTGTGTATGCAAGCTTATCTGCCTGTTCAAGTGGTACCTCTTCATTGATTAAATGCACAATAGTTTTATTTGTTAAAATCTCTTTCATTAATTGATTTTTATAACCGAAAATATCTTCCAATTGCATTACAACCACGACCCCTTTCTGTCGATCGGATCCGTGTTGTCATCGATCGGTTCTTTCGGAAAGTGTTTATAATAATCTGCAATTTGTAATTCAAAATTATCGTCGCCAGTTGCTGTTACTTCTTGTAATACGAATTTAAAAACACCATTACCGTTATAAACATTATTAAGTTTAATCGGCTTAGTAAGTTGGAACGCCATCATCCTATTGGAGAGTGGATCGTCTACAATAAATCTGTTTTCGCGGTTTAGCTTCGCCGTATGTTCATTTCTAGCAATAGTAATTGCTATACGTGCATCACCGCGAGTGACGACAAATTGTCTCTGTTTTGTTTGTGAATTAAGTTGTTAATGCTTTTTCTATGTCCCATCCCATATGAAGTCGCTTCCATAGTTTTTTATACTTCATATGAAACAGTTCTGCCCATTCAGCAATACAATGTTTCTCGCCATTGTATTCGTACATCTGCAATGAACGTTTGTTATAATTTTGCTCTTTAATTGTAGACCATCTACAATTCTCAGGCGTATAATCGCCATTATAATTAATACGATCTATAGTAAGCGAATCATTATATCCATTGTGAAACGCCCATTCAGCAAATTTTTCGAATGAAAGCCATTCATCGCAAACTTTTATTCCCCGAGCACCATAATTCTTATAGCTTATATCATTTGGATTTATACACCTATTTAAAATATGTCTATGTATTCTGTACAAACGTGTATTGGTCATACCATGAGTAGTTTGACGTGTTCTTGCTCCTTCGTGCATTTTCCTCATTCGTTCACATCCACAACAAGTAGACTTCCCACTTCTTAGACTTTGCTCCTTTACTGCACGTTCTGTACCACAATCACATACACAATTCCAATATCTTATATGTCTATTACCCTCAATGATTTTATCTTCGGCTCTTGACATAACAGTCCACATTCCGAATCTCATTCCGCATAAATCTCGTATCATGTAAATCCTTTCTATTCATTAACAACTTATCGGGTCGCTACTCCCGTCACGGTTTTCACCCTCTATTTCTCAATAGAGCACGGACTATATCTTCACCCTCATATGTAGGGTGTCTGCCACTTCGACTGCGCTTACAGTCTACTCCTATATCGGATAGTCTCTGAACCCTCCCTTGTGGGGATTGGCTGCTGATTGTCAAATCCATATACTTTTCAAGCATTCACGCCTATCCATATCTCATGATTACGTTGTAGCGTATATGGCTATAATGAGTTTCCAGCAATTCGACAGATTGTTTTTCAAGCACATTTCTGCGCAAGCGGACTCAAGTTAGAATCCTCTAACTCCCCTGTAAGATATTTGGTCCCGTCTTCTACATAACACCACTGCTCATGTATCATGTCATCTTCCGACACCCACTTCAGAAGATAATTACATTGATGCAATTTTGCTCGTGTGTACAGTGTTCTATTCGCATCTTTTTCTATAACAAGCCAATGATTATCCATCCATTCGACGAGACCGCCGTGTTTGATATCTTCTCCTGGCAATGATAATATTGTTTTCTCGTCCAAATTGTCCGAGTTAATTATCGCAACAGTTTGTGCGATTCCATCTATCGTTACATCTGTATAAGACATATTATCAGGGAGATACTTAAATATATTATGTTCTTCCCTACGTTTGATAGCATTTCGTTTATTTCCTCCCCGGACATCAATCCTGTTTTCATATATATTCCATGCATTCATTTTTCAGCACCGCCTTTCCAGACTTGTGCCTTGATTCTATTGCAAATAGAAATAGCTTTGAAAACCTCACGCTTTGTTTCTTTGACCGTTATTTCCGGGGAATCTATTAAATATTGCAATATACTGACGAGAGATATAAACAATGGGTTGTCGTTTAATTCTACTATGACATGATTGCACCCGAGCAACTCTGAACGAAGACTTTCCAAATAAACAGGAAGTGAATCTTCTTTATTTTCTCGCATCGGGAGTATCTTAAAAAATTGATTTACGAGAACACTGAAATAGTTGTCAAGCATTTCAGCGTCCAGCTCGGTGCCTATAATTGTTTCAGCCATCACAGATGAAGCGAAGTTAAATCTCCGTGATTGTAACTATATTCACGAATGTGTTGAATATAGTCTTTATGAGCTTTTGAATATGCGTTCCCGACACGCAACAAAAGTTCAGCAGGAGAGTAAAGTGTATAATCTCTAGTAGAAAGTATCTGTTCTAGGTTTTCTTGCCGATATACATACGGTTTCAACCATTGCTCAATCATACCATCTGAAACAATGTCAATGAGCTCATCAATCGTCTCTTCGTCAGCGTCAACCTCATATGTTCTAGCATTGTCATCGGCTCCACCAAAGAAGTCGATCTGGCAGACTTTCTTAAAGGTTGTGTTCGAAAGTGCCTTTTTCATATAATCTTCGACAATGCTATGTCTAATATCTTCATCTAAACTTAGAAGATCATATTCGGTGATTTTTGCTAAAAATGCGCCTATAAAGGCATCATAAGGAACGGTCATGATTCCCCTCCTTATCTTTCGATTAGCTCAATATTAAGAGCCTCCTCAAGGGCAGAAATGACCTTTCGTGAATCTATCTCACCGCTGGATACGAGTTCTCTAGTTCTGTATGACAAAGATTTTTTCTGACCAACTGACATTCCGTCTACAACGCTTTTAATCTCTTCAGGATCCTTAGAATAGATATCATCAAAATCTTCTAATTTAATTGCGTATTTATAATATTGGTTCAGACCAAGATATTGTACAACCCATGAATCTTCGTCATTAAACATAAACCAGTTATTAGCGAAAAACTGTTTTGCAGAACTTTTTGCATTACGCAGTTCACGCAGTTCCATCTCTTGTTCGTCGCCAAATGAATCCCAAATATAAGTCTCTTTAGTACGTGAACTCGTATATACTAACTTCCCTTGAAAACCATTTTTAACGGTAATGATAGTGGTCGGATCAACGTCCTTGGGAATAATTGGCTTTTCTTCTTTAACAGCTGTGTCTACAATAGGCTCTTTAATATTGTTCTTTGTCGGTCGCTTCGTAGCGGCCTGTCTGCTTGTTGCCATAAAATACTCCTTTCACTCAAAATGGTGGGAGAGTAGTAACCCTCCCACCGACTAAACTCTATCAGGTAGTTTCATAACGACCGATACCGGTATTAGTGTTCATAACAAAACCAATACCCATGTTCTCGGCGCAGAAATATTCCTGAGTCAGATCCATGTTTTCGGTAGCGTCACGCTGAATGATCAGCGGATTACCTTCGCGGACAACCTTGATCGGTTTGCTATCGCCAGCAATAATCGTCAGAACGTTGTCAGGATATACGAAATCGGTCGTTCCAATTTTATGACGCTGCGGAATCTTCACACACGGTGTGCCGAAGAAATATCCATAGAATCCCTGCTCATGCAGTTCTTCTTTAGCGCTATCACCCTGGATAGACTCTTTCAGCTGACGCAGAGCTTTAGCAGTACCAGAAATAACAGCCTGTTTTCCGCCAGCAGCAGCTTCGATATGAGCGATCAGCTCAAGCAGAGCATCCTCATTATAAGTACCAGCAGTCGGGAAATAGGTAGCACCACCAAGATCATCAGCAGTAGCAGTCGCCCAAACAGCATAGATGTCGTCCATCAGCTTGTTCTGGAAAGAACGACCAACGACATTAATCAGATGATTGAAATCAACACGTCCAGCCAGAATGCGGCTCAGCTCTTCATAAATACGAACAGCTTTCACGCTCGTCGGAATGACGATTTCTTTCTGACCAGCAATACGCTGACGACGAATACCCTGGTTACCACGAGCAACATCATCAACAACAAACAGTGTGTCATCTTCAACGATGAACAGATTCTCATCGCCTTCACCGACATTTCTATATTCAACAAGAGCGTTGAAGAAATCGGTGTTCATAATACCTTCCATAACGGTTTCTTTCAGAATCTCTTCGATAATCGCAAAGAGACCGACACATTTGCCGTCACGGATTGCTCTATAATCAAGCTTGGTGCTTCCGTTGTTAGCTTCAATCAAAGCTTCACGAAGAGTATCCTGAGACTGTTTTACAGAATACTTCTCAACGTTGCCTTTATAGCCGTCAACGCCAAGCTTAACAATATCTTTGTAATCAGCCATTTTTGCATTTCTCCTTTCTATATTTAATTAGCCGGTCACGCCGGTATTACCCGTGTTACCGGTATCGCCAGTGTCACCGGTATCGCCAGTGACAACGTCTCCGCCGACTTCGATTACCCAGTATGTGTAACGTCCAACAATATTCTTATCGATAATTGCGCCAAATCCATCAGACGCAACTACCTTCAGCGTGGACTTACCATTATCAATGGCAACCATCTTGCCAAGTTCGGGAGTGGTATCAAAAGCTTCCTCGGTAACGGAGAAAATGTCGTGTTCATGCAAACGATAACCACGAGCAATCGTACCTGCCTTGTTATAGAAATTCTCAATGCCATATTTCCGTTCGTCATATACGATTTCCGGAGAAGCAATCAGAACAACATCAGCGATAGTATCGCCGGTAGCCGGAGTTTCACCGACATACACAGTGCGGGAACCCTCTTCAAGATTTCCCAGCGTGACAATATTGCCATTGTCAATATCAGTCATAGTGCCGCTCGGCTGATAACGCACAGAGACAAGTTCGCTGCGACCATCAGTGCCGAGAAGCAGATCAGTTCTAACAACTGCATGTGCCATAATATTCTTTCCTCCTATTAGGTTTATTCATTGCCAAGATACTTCTCGACGATTCCGCCGTAGGGATTCTTGGTTTTGTCTTCTTTAAAAACTTTAAGTTTCGGAGTTTTCTGTTCATCGGAAGAGAACTTAGCCTGAGTCGTATTTCTTCCACGAATCGCGAACAGTTTCTCTTCAAGAGATTCCAGATCAAACTCACTATTGTCTTCGCGCAATTTTTCAAAAGCTTCTACACCTTCTAGATCAGTAAACTGACTGAACAGTTCGTTTCTTTCATTCTGATCGGCTGCAGCTTCTGTATTGGATTTGAACTCACGAAGTTCGCCAAGTTCAGTTTCCATAGACGCAATCGTTTCGGAGGCGGTATTGTATTTCGCTTCCCATTCGGCATTGTCTTTAATCACCTGTTCTGCGCGAGCGAAAACAGGAGCAACCGGAGAATCAAGATCCCCACCATCGAAATCAACAATCGCAAATTTCTTACGAGTCTTAGAATCGAAATCAATGGATATTGCGTCACCATTCTTTGTATATTTGAAGCCATATACTTTCCAGTCAGTAATGTCATATGCAAATACTTCACTGGATTCCATATCACAATCGATGTAACAATATCTGCTTTCAACTCCCCAAGCAGTCTCGACTTTCTCATCGTAAAGCTGCCCGCGAATCTCTTCGAGAACCTGCTCGGTCAGCGCAAAGTTCTCACCAGCATTGTCGTCGTTTACATCGATGTCTTCCGGCTCGTTCATAGCTTCTTTCATTTCTTCGAATTTCTCTTTAAGTTCTTCTACAGAGAGATCCTCGATAGAGAACGGAAGAATATTAACATCGATGCCATATTCGGCAATCAGTTTTGTCTTATCGTCCAATACCTCGTTTCCTCCTTCCATCGAATTTTTTTGTGGGTGTATATCTTCAACGCCGTTAGGCGTATCGACCTTAGAAAATGATTCCTTGAAATCCTGCATCATCTCAGACATTTTTTGTTTGAAATCATTAGAGAATACTTCGAGAGCACTTGACTCAAAACACGGAGTCACATCGTCTCCAAGCAAACAGAGTGCGGTGAATTCAAAATCATCAATTACAAAAACGTCACCATCGTTATGTCCTTCTTTGATATTGATTTCCATTGAATGACCTGTGATGCCGTCTCGTTTGATCTTGTTGTAGACCGACTGTCTTTTCCAAAGTAAAACGTCTGTATACAGATAATGGTGAATAGTTCCATCTTCTTCCTCTACATCTGCAAACCACTGTCTTGCAGAACTTGGAACCACACCAAGTGGATCTGTAAAATTAATGAGACGAAGTTTTCCTTCGTTGTCCTTGACGACTCCCATGTCGTGAGCGCCGATGCTGTCATCTTCAATGCTGTAGTTTGCTACGACAGGGACGTTCTGAATTGTTGGCATAGCTCTTTCAAAAGCCTCATGCGAAATGGATGAACCATTTCGATTCTTGCCTTCATATGCCACACGCAATATACCAGAATCAAACGACGAATTAACCTCGCATATATCGGTTAGAGATGACGCGTATTGTAAACAAACTGTCTTTGTTTTCATCCCAAACCTCCATTAAAAAAGCTCCGCGTTAAGCAGAGCACTAGTAGTATAATGGCAGGGAACCCCTGCCGTTCGGTTGACCAGGATCTTTCGATCAGCCTATTAACATATTGATCAAAATGTCAATGTGCTAGATTCCATGTATTCTTTTACATCAGATAGGGCAAAATTCAATTCTGTTGAAGAATTAAATATGTAAATATCATTGCGTTCATCAGACTTTAACAATTTGTATCCAACATTAACAAGATAATCTCTATCTTCTTTAGAAAATACATAAATAAATTTAACCATAAAAATCACGCCCTTACTCAAGTTCGCGATTCGATTCTCTAGAATCGCTTAAATCGCCGATATCTTTAGTTGGCGCACCACCTTCATCGGTGGCCGCATTACTATCGAGATCATCAGAACTCATTTGTGTAGAGCTTACAATTGGTTTAAACATATTTTGTAAACCAAGTACCTCTGATTCGAGGAAACTCATCGAATCGATTTCAGCTTGACCAACGCCAACGGCTGCACTAAATGCGGATATTGTAGGCATACCATATGTTGCCGCCTTCAAATACAGATCAGCCATTTCTTTCTGGTTGTATACACTTATATTCAAAGGTTCAACACGGAAGTTCTTTCCATAGCTCTGACTTTGAATGATACGGTTGATTGCATCAAACACGCTTTTTACAATTTCAAATGTCAGATTTTGATCTGCTTTAATTGAAAGCAGAAGAGCATTAGCACTAGCCCTAGCATTACCAAATAAGAGCGATGAGACACCGGCAGTATTGTATAGACTTTCTTCTGCCTCAGTCACTTTGTCAGTGTCACCAGTATTTGATTTTTCAAATGAAATTTTATCCATCTTCATTGGTGTCAATACAGATCCAACTTCTTCAGGAAGGACTTCATCGAGGTTACGCCAGAATTCTTGCGCTTTATTGAAATCGATTAACCACTCACCAGTTTCTTCATTCATAGGCAACGTCATGGCAATCATCGCATAATTTTCCAAAGCAGCTTTCGTTTTCTTCAAATCACGATAATCTTCTATATCATATACATCACGTAACAAACCTAAGAATGGCGGAAGAGAATAGTCCAAAATATCAGAATTGCATTTAATAGCAAATGAATACGGAGCATCAAGTTCAATCCATCTGTTCATCTGTTGCTTTTTGTATTGATTATATTTAGTTCTGAATTCCTGTGGATAATAGTCCAACATAGATTCATAAATATCGAAATATGAAAAATCGAAAGTAACATTCAGTACATTTCCTTCAATACTTGAGATTGCACAATAATCACTAGGCAATTGTTGAATGGTTATGCTGTCAGGCTGCACCCATGTCGTTCCATAAAATGTATCCTCACGAAGACAAACGGTAAGTATTTTCGGAAACTGTGTTTTAATATTCATAGATGATAAAATGTTTAACACCTTACGATAGTTATTGTTAACCGTTTTGATGTTTGCTTTGCGTGGATCTATACGATATGGTTCAACAATATAAGACCAGTTTGTCAGTCCAACAAAGTACTGTATAACTCTTCTAAAATGTGTACTTACAGCATATATATATAAAATTGCTTTACGAAGCTGCTTTTCATATCTATACGGATTACCGATATACTCTTTAATGTTATCCTTTTTATATAGCGAGAATGTAGGTATATTACGATAATTATTCAGATCGCGAGTAATAAGCTTTGCCAAATTTATATATCTTTGATTAATAAGATCAAAATTTTGTGATTTAACAACTTCGGCCTGTTTAGCAGCCTGTTGCTTTTCTTGCGGTTCATTCGAACCAGCTCGTCTTGTTCTCCTTCTTGCCAAACCCCACACTCACCGCCTTTCCGTTAGATGGTGGCTTAATTACAAACAAGTTTGTATTATTAAGATTCATATTGTATCTTTTGTTTAACTTTGTCTCCAACTGTGTAGCGACATAATAGTTGTATGCGAGAGAAGAGTATCTATCCTTACGCATTCCAGATCGTTCATACACACGAACTTTTCCATTATTTTCTTCATGACGCAGTTTGATAAGCTCGTCTATAAGAAGCGTTGTTTGTATATATGGAAGTTGATATTGCAAACGTTCTTGTGGATTTAATGATTTAAATCCACGGATGTCTTTCAATAAATCTTCGGCATCGTATTCAGTTTCAAGCAAACGAATGCGACCACTACGAAATCCCTCTCTAAGATGAAATGCAACATCACTGTTAAACTGTGCAGATGCCTTAATTGCCCATATAACTTTATCTGCTCCTGGAACTGTACATCGTGCAGCCATTTCCGTATTATTACAACAAGAAAGCGCAGGATATATTTCTCCAGAATCAGGATCGACCATGTCTCTAGCTAATGCATCATATACTCCAAGTCCTATCGATTTTTGTTATCCTAAAAGCTTTTTATCTTTTAGCTCTTACCGTTGTTATTCCGGTAAGTTCAGCATACCTTTTTACCTGAATTAAATAAAAATTCACATATGTAATTCCTTTATTTAATCAGGTAGCGCGACCTCGTGGGTGGATTATATCTTTTCACCACCTATGCGTTGCCCCTGACTATGCTTTGCATAGCCTTCGGTTCGGGTTGGCATTTCAGCTTTCCCGCTTAATTTCGCGCTTCAAATTATATGTCACCATATAAACGGGCATATTTGTTTACCTTGACAGTCGAGTACAAGATAATCACACTGGTATTCATCAAACAGCTGTCTGATAATTAATGATTGATCGTCAGTTCTTAACCCCTCATAAGAATCGGCAAAAACAATATTGCTAATATATCTGCCAGATTTTGTTCTGGACAATTGATTTATAAAAATAGCCGTTGCATCATTGTTATGCTTACGGCTGGACATCAACGCTATATCAGCTGATAGTATTCGAATTTCACCATTTTGTTTAACTGGTATTTTGATTAAAGACGAATTATTAAGTTTGCTAGCCAACTTGTCAGGAAGCATTGGATATTTAATTTTTCTATTTCTTGATATTGATTCGAAATCGAAAAACGATCCATCATCTGATCCCCAAAACTCAGCACACATTTCCATTGCAAACTTGATCTCTGAGAAATCTTGTTCTGCCATTTCATCCTGTACAAGTTCTGGATCGAGCAACCCTTCCTGAATAGATAGTTCATATGGAAACCCACATACGAATTGTTTTCTTGCCGGATTTATCATTGCCTTTAAAGTATCTATACACTTTGTGTATGCCCAATGATCCTTCCAATAAGCAGAAGATAAGTATAGTGTTAAGTTTTTCTCTTTTGCATATTCCCTCTTTCTTTCTTCATCTGTCAATTCGGAATATCGAGGCATACGACGCAAAGTTAAAAACTTTCTAAGAACTGTATCGATCGTATTCTTTGATATTAAACGAAATTCATCTAACAATAATACGTTACAGCGGTTTCCTCTCGCTGTGTCGCTAGCTGTTACAACTTTGATCATAGATGAATTTTTAAATGCAACTTTGATTTCTGTTCCATTGAATTTACTTTCTTTCTCATCTATTTCTGCGCATAATTCTGGAGATAACGGTTTTAGTTCATATAGTATTTTTTCGACTACATTTGCAGCCTGTCCACGTCTACCTGATGCAATACATATCTTAGTTCCGGGATATAAAATACAACGTATACAAATATAAACTGCACTTAAAAAGCTTTTTCCTTGGCCTCTCGCGGCAATATATACGAACACCGTACTCCAAAACATCATTACCAGAAGAATCCTTTGGAATAGCCTGAGTTTTATATGAAGATAATCTTCAGCAAATTTATCTGGGTTATGTCTATAAAAGGCGCCCCAATAAGCAGCGCCTTCTAAAACACGTTCATATCTACTCATCAGAGTCACCGCCCATCAACAGTTCCTCAGTGGTCATATCATCGTTTAAGTCACCATCTGTCATGACATCCATTAAAAATGCTTCATCGTCATCACCATCATACTCAGGTTTCTCAACGCGTAATCTGTTTATTTCATCTTGATATAATTGTTCATAAGCATTTTTCAAACCGAGCATTTTACATAGATGACCCATCCACGTAAATACATATCGTCTCAAACCATTTACATCTTTACAATCTTCATCTATTTCAGGAAGAGGGCGCTTATTTTCATAACGATATAACCATACGCCTAATGGTGTTCTTTCCAAACCCATTTCATCTTCTTCTTGTTTCTTTTGAACTGGTTTCAGATTCGCACTGCCAAGCAGAGTATTATATGCATTAATAAGCTTATCTGCGGATTTACCCGCAGCACGCATCTTATTCATTTCAATTTCAAGGAAACAAAGTTGCTTAATAATCGCTTCTGTACTAACATCGATGCTACTTGGGTCTGCAAAGCTTGCCATCCAGTTTGCCTTGTGTTGTTCAAGATCTTTGTATGTTTCCGCTTGATATCCAGAACCCCAGTATCGAATGTACTTCTTTGGTATGTTTTCTGCATTTTCTGTTACTTCTTCTTCCGTTTCCTCCGGTATATCTAGTTCTTCTTCTGCAAAGTTCCACAGCGTACCTTCTTTTTCAAGAGTCGTATCATAACTCTTACCTGCATACGCCGAAGCTGTTATTCTTTGCAAATATCCAGATAAAACGGATCTTGTTGTTGATTTAGCGATAACGTACTCATAAATCTTTTCATCCCAATATAGATCGAGCTTCCTACATAACTGCCGCATGGCAAGCTTTGGATCATTACATTGTGATAGGTAGTTATCGTATAGTCGCTCGGCACATTGCTTACATATTGGCAAATAGCCGAGACCCTTGTGCTGGATGGCATAACTTACTGAAAAGAACCCTTTTCGTCTTTGATAAGCCGTTCCACACATGTGGCAGTAGACTTTGTTCTCAAGTTCGAAGCCCATAAGACCACCGCCTTACTCGTCTGTTGGAGCAATATCATCATATCTGTATTCGATTTGTTGATTTGCCTCATCAGTTTTCATATCAAATATTTTTGCGGCAATTTTTAATTGCTTGCCAGCAAAAAGCTTTGGTACATTATGGCCCGGAAGGAAGAGGTATTCACCTTTATTGACGAGGTCATTTCTTACATGTCGCCCCTTCCTGTATTTAAGACCAATGGATCCATATCCTGAAAAATTTACATTGTCGCCGTCTTTCAATGCATCTACTATGACATCGAGAGCAGCAGTAACAAAACGTTCCACATCTTCTTCTGTGTAGATGTACTCTCGTTGATTTGCTTTGATTATGAAGTCTTTAGAATTTCCTTCGTCATCAGATATGTGAAAGACGTGTCGGGGAGACCGTATAGGCTTCCTTAAATTATTGTCACGAAGGTTTGCTGTAACCTTACGTATAAAGTCTTTTCGATTCATATCTATCCTTTCTTTCCATAGATCATTAGAGATCTGCTAAACTCTTTTGCTCAGGAGCTGTAATACCATCTTTGGTAAAATACATACTCAATTGTTCATCTGCTTGAAGATCACTATATACGCCAACCATAGATATATCAGCCCATCCAATGTATTGCTGAATAACAGAGTCAGGTATACCAGCTCTTTTAAAGTTAGTCACACAAAGGTGTCTCAAAGCATGTAAATAAACCGGAACACCTAAAATCCTGGTAAACGAATTTGCCCAACTATTTAATGTTGGTATGCCTATATGTTTTGTAGAATCTAAAGAATCTGGAAATAACCATTCACTTTGAATTCCATTTTCCTCTCTGAATTCGAGCCATCTATCTAGATACGGCTTAAACTGTTTTGCCAAGCAAAAACACTCAAGCATTTTTCCCTGAGCGCCACGACCCTTCGTTTTAATTGGGGAGCTTTTATATAGTGCTCCATCACAAACTAATTTATCGTCATCGAAATCACTTACTTTAAAACGGGGGAGTTCGGCTTTACGTCTTCCAGAATATACGGCAAGCGCAACAAGACATGCCTTGTCGTATTTTTCTGAATCTGTCAATGTTTTCAACAATGTTTCAATTTGCTCATCGGTGAGAACAGTCTTTTCTCGCACGGGTTGATTCACAGGACTTTCTATTTTATTTATGATATTTCTGAACATTGGATATTCATCATCTAAAACAGACTCTATGAAATTACTCAAAGATGAGAGTGTTGCTTTCAATCTGCGCACCCTTGCAGGACTATTTCCATTTTCATTAATGAGCCAATTTTGATAAGCTACAATATTTCGTTTTGTCCAGTCAACAAAGAATTTATTATTGTTGTATTTCAAACACCAAACCCAAGCGATTTGAATATCATTCTCATATGAATGAATAGTACCTTCACTTTTCTGCACAGACTTTAGATAATCCATAAAGTCATGCAGCAGCTGCATGTTCTCAGGATTAACTTGCTTAAGCAGTTCAGGTGAAGTAATGCTGTTCATTTTTGTTTTTCTGCCCAACGCAAGTCACCCCATTTCACTCAACAATTAATTGGTATTCAGCATCTAAACCATCACGATTAAAAATCATGAGCAGTTGAGACGGATTTGAATATAGCCGTTTACTATTTGCATATTCGTCTGTTCCACAAAGTGATCCACAAATAATTGATGTGACACCGAAAGCCTCACTACTTTCTCTGTGGTGCTTATCACCAATAAGAATATACTCAAGATCCCTTCCGTACACTTTGTGCATTAAGGTTGTCAACGTCTTCTGAGAAGAGGCAATCGGATCGAGATCTCCATGTACAGCGCAAATATCATGTCCGAAAACATCAAACAAAACGAATTCATTCGTCATGCACGTATAAATTTCGATTCTCTTATTGTTAGCAAGTCTTTGCGTAAGCCACCACGGAATTATTCTCTCCATGTTATCAGCATGGATACTTTCTTTCTTTTCTGGAATTACTCTGGCGTGATTGCCATATGTCGAATAGACGTAGACACGATTTGTGTATTTAGACAGCTCATTAATAGCTTGAGCTAAGATTTCTGACGCATTCATCAATTGGTCAATTGTAAGCTCTTCAGATGCAACTCTTGTAGACGCTCTAAGCGCACCATGTATGAAATCTCCAAGAAGTAGAATGTGCAGTGTATTACATTGATGTAACATTATACGCTCAATGGCTTTTTCTACAACGAGTTTTACGCGAGCTTTGCAAATCTCTGTGTTATATGTGTTATATATATTGTCTGTTACCATTCCATAATGCCAATCGCTAAATACAAGTACCGCCTCTGTGTCAGATACTTCTGGCGCAAAATATGGCTCCGTATACATATTCGTCATATCAAGCGACGATATGGCATTTGTAAGAATTTCATCAAGATGTTCTGACCGCGCCTCATGCATGAGCATCTTGTTTAATTCACGGCGTTGGTCATAAAACTTTTGTTGCTCCTTGCGTAAATCCATTAAGCGTCTGTCTATATCAGATATTATTTCTGAAGATCCAGCCTGTTCTATTTCTGCAGCCTCTTGGCTTAACAGATCAAGTGTGCGCTTACTGCCATACATCAAACGTCTTGCTACATCCGTAGAGAACTCTTTGCCGTAAGCATACTTTGACAGTTCAGCGTAGTCGTAGTCGGCCAGTGTTTTATCTTCAAGCTTTCCATATATCAAGCGTTTATGATATTGGAAGTTGCTTTCATCATCACGCTGCAGGAGCGGAGTTTCGTTTTCAATCATATAAAAAATATCTCCTTTAATCCCATAGTGAACGAAAAAAGCGCGGCCATGAGGCCGCGCAAACATCATATCTTTCATTATTAGTGCTTTCTTAAATAGCCAGCAAACCCTTTATTTATAAGGGTTTGAGCGAAATGCTTTATTTAAACATTTTGCATACTAGGCATTTTTCTCTTCCGCATAACTGAATCTATTATCTGTTGTAACTGTATTTCCTTAGCGCAATTAGGGCAATATTTCTGTCTTCTGCCAACGCCTGGATGGTTAATCTTTGTGACTATTCCACAGTTTTCACATACGAAGAATGGATCCCCATGATACATCAGATATTGATAACCAAGATTCCTAAAGTCATTAACCGTTAAAACAACCTTCGATGTGTCATCGCTAAACAACACACGTACATTTGTGTTATCGACTTTTCTCGAAAACTGAATTAATCCGAGTTTCCACAACTGATGGAACATATCGCTTTGACGTTTAATCGATGTACTGATATTTGCCATCCGCATTATTTCATTGTCTTCGCTGTTTACCCAATGATCGCCATTTGAGCTAATTGTGTCGAAGTATTTAGATAGACAGAGTAGTGTAAATGCAAGCCGTCTAATCTGTTTGCCTTGCAACGCGTCAATGGTTTCCATTTCCTTTTTGGTTATCTGTATTCCGTCAATTTCTACTGCCGGATGTTTGTACGCATATTTGATTGCGTAGTCGATTGTCTCTGACCATTTCGGCAGCGAAGCTTTTGGGTCACAACGCATGATAAAACTCTCTAACGATTTCCGCGTTTTCTGTTTCGTATATCCGTCGTGTATGTAGTACTTCGCAATGCGACATAGTGTTTCATATGGTTTATTTCCAAGTGAGTTGGATAGGAGTGCATCACGCGCCCAGTCAATCTCGTTCAAAACTATCATCCTCTACCTCTATTTCTTTCTCTTCAATAGTGAATCTTTCTCCGCCGTAATATATTTCGCCATCGGCACAAATCGTCGGATAAGACATTATTCGGTTATTCTTATTGAGCAAGTTTTCTATGATTTCTCTTCCGCACATATTCCATGCGAATCTCTTTGTTGAACTGCGTTTGTAGCACAGGTCTAAAACGATGTCACACAATTCAAATCTGTCAGGGCATATCTTGTAACATTCCCTTTTAAACTCATCATTGATTAGTGAGAGATCGGAGAGAGAATCGTATTCATCAACGCGCTCATATCCAGACTTAATCGCATAACTCTGCAGCCGTCTGTTATATTCTTCATACAAACTTTTAATCTTATAGAATTTGTTCTGAGTATATTCGATACCTTGCTTCATAATCGTATAATCAAATTTTGTTTCAGCATTGTGCCGTCCGATGTATCCATCAAACTCTTGCTCGAATTTATGGCATATACGATTTGTCACACAGTTTCCAATGCCAACAGGAAGATGGAAGTAATAGTGAATCAGAAACTCTTCCTGACGTTCTGTTTTGTCAGGCAAGGCTATAAGCTCATCTACTGTCATCTGAAATTCACGCAGAGCATTTCGATCTGCTCGTTTGGTGTACGTGCGATACTCCTTACGAAGTGATGGGTAGATGTACTGCATGTAATATGGTTTCTTGTCGGCGACAATCTCGCGATAAAACAATCTTATGGATTCATCCTCGATTTTATTAACGGAATGTCTGTCGTGCCAGTTTCGCGGCATCGGATTTGAGACTATGCCCTTTATTGAATCAATCGCATTTTGTTGATATTGCTGACCTGCCTGAATACGGTATTCAAGCATCTTGTGCTCTGTGCTGTCTTCTGGATATCCAGACTGTATATCAAACATGCTCGTAATCCAGTTTGTGATTTGACCAATTTCATTACCAAAACCGGATATATTCGATGTGATGAAGTCTTCTTCTGTAGGAACAGTTTTGACCGCCTTCTTTTGCAAACACATCAATGTTCGCTTTGGCCTGAAGTTTCTAATCAACGGTCTATTGTCTGTCAGAAATACCAAGTCTCCGTCAAAATCCATTCCGTTAAGAGCAGCTGCAATTGTATCCCACGCATTGAAAATCGTACATGTCTGCATGTACTGATACCAATGGGTTATTTTATTATCATCCACCGGATGCACTAACTTGATATTATTTGCCGAACTCATCGGACTACGGAAGCAGAGCAGTTCTTTCGAACCTTGGTCGATCCAGTATTTATTGTAAATCTCTCCAGCTTTTAGCAACCCTGTCTTCTCCAATCCGAAAATGCTCTGGCAGAGCAAATACGGATCACCGCTACAGATAGAATAATTACCGTGCATCTTCAATACACCCACCTTTGCCTGGTCAATTCTATTCTTGATCAGTCCGTAGATTGTACTCTGTACATATGGATCGCACATAATATGACGGTCGACCGATATAGCCTTGATGAAGTCGTCAGGAGTATGGTCAACATTTTCATATGTCATACCAGCGCCGCGAAGGAAGAGTAGTGTCTTACGCCAGTCGCCGTTCAGCACGTCCTTGAACTCGTTGAGCGTCGGCGCGATCAGCTCGTCGATATCATCGTCAGATATCCAAGAGAATGGATTGAGATACTGGTAATTGCTGCAGCGTTCATTCTCTAATTCTTTTGGGCAAGTTTTTGTAACCGCAAATGTATATCCATTTTTCTGTGACTTTTCGAGATAATCTGCGCAACTTTTATAAGAATCCCACAACTTTAGCATAGATTCTGTAAGAATTAGTTCAACATTTCGAATGTCAATTGTATCTCCCCAAACATCAGTTATGTAATACTTTCCAGCAACGTTTTCGGCAAAATCCAGAAAGTCAAAAGTAAACACCATGCCTTTCTCGAAACTTGCCCGCGTATTACAGCCGGATACGAGATAGTCCAACCCCAATTCATCGCTCCATCTTTGGGCGAGAGAGGGGAGCATCAAACCGAAACCATCCGATGCATTCATCTTAATCAATTCGTGGTCTGCATCTCTCATAACAGGTTCACCGCCATCTTCATCTGATAGATACGTGATGTCTTCAAAGAATTGAGTCTCAGCATCTTTCACAACACAAATACCATGTGGCATCGAAACCGGAATCGATGCACTGCATGTCAATGCTTTATATGCTTCAAGTTTTGCTGTGACAAATTCCTTAGATAAATCGCGATCGTTGTTAATCCGTCTATCTAATTCATCATGAAGACGTTCGCTGACAAACACAATTGTTGAATTCTTAATCCCACCATTTGTACCAAGCAGACGTTTATACTTCACACCGTTGATACTGAAACCACGACAGGCTCGCCAGTAATCCTTCTCTTTGTCAATAACCAAACTCATGTAGTCTGGCTGAAACTGTAGTTCGTCCAATTCTTTATACAGTTTCCTGATCTGCCGTTTAATCTGTGCCGTATTTCCCTCTTTACGTAAATATCGGATCTCAGACTTTATCTCTTTAGCTTTCTCATCCGCATCGTGTATGTCGTTTAATTCATCGATCCATCGAAGCATCTGTGATGATGCCAATGCTATAACTTCATCGTTTCTTCTGGCTTCCTCAAGCGTTAATTCTAATTTCCATCTCTCTTTTCGCAGCCTGCTGCTATGTATTTTGAATATGTATTTCTGACATGATTGCTGCTTACTTATAGCAACCACCTCGTTCCAAGTTCATTAAACTGTATTGACCAATCAAAAAAATATATCATCGTCGTACTCCTTCACATATGAAAACCATTCATCGTAATATTCTTTTCTTCCGTTCTCTATTACATCATTCATGTATTCATTATCATCTTCAGAATAGTAGTTGTCGCATTTATTCATGTTTGCATCACATACCTCCATAAAAATGCAAGATTTGCATGTTCCTGTCATTAATCGTCTGCACCTCCTTCCTCCAGACTGGTGATCCAGTCATTTAGAATTCTGCGCATCCGGCTGCTCGGCAAGTACAGGTGTATTTTCTTTCCATCTCGTATTGCCGATCTCCATATCCACTGCACAAGAGTGGAGAGTGCATATGCCTCTTCATCAACTGAGAGGCCGTGTTTATAAAAGAACTTCTTCTCGTTTACGTTCATATATATATTACAGATATAAGCTAAATATAATCTGTCTCGCAGTTCATTCGTTGCACGTTGGTTTAACACCGTAAATGAATCGCTGTAGCCTCGTCCTTTGATCGACTCCTTTACATCCTTAAACGTAGCCCACATCCTGTCAGCAGCATTTGATTCATTCCATATGTTTCTGAACACATTGTATGTATTCCTCTTCAGCTGTCCAATATCTTCCTTATTGGCTTTGCTGAACCAGTTTAGAGAGAGAGCATTTTCATCCATGCCAATAGCATTCAGCTTCTTATCATCTACAATTTTAATCATATCCCTTATATGTCCAACATAATCAGGTATATACTGTTCATTCTCACTAAATCTATATATATACTCATCGTTCTTTATATCTCTTGTAATTCCTATATTCGTATATGGAATATCATACATCTGCAAGAAGTTATACATACTTTGTCCTTTAAACAAGTACGTGAGTATAAACACATCTTTAAACGATGTCATAAGCTCCGGAGAGAGTATCCAATAGAAAAACGGAGAATCTGTATCAACGTTACTTCCTCTAGTCCTCATCAGCTGTCTAGTCCTCATCAGCCGTAATACGTCCATAAACTTCTTTCCCTTATAATTATCGTTTACCAATGTATATATATCATCCTCACGTTCTACATATCCCCCAGCAACCAATAACTCAACGTCATCTTCTTCAATCTCATACTGTTCCAGAAGTTCTACGCTTTCATCAATTATAAGTGTGTACTCCTGTTCTCTTACTGCATCCAACATAGCGTATGTATATAATTTAAATGCCTGGTGTGTTGTGGCTATATTTCTGCCCTGCATTACTAACTCTTGTGTATGGGAGACTTTGCTGTTCCCATGTATCCAATCTTTGTTTGGTTCTACAAAATGCAATTCTCTGCAAGCATCGTGTATGCGCTTTGCTTCCTCCAAATATGGAGTAATGTATATAAACTTCTGATCTGCATGTTCGTTCATATACGTAATAGCGCTACTGCTTTTCCCTTGCCCCATAATTGCATCACATACATATATCAATAAATCACCTCACTTTCTACTATTTTCCCTGTCCAAAAATGTAAAGTATATTTTACATTTATGGAGTTAACGCGTTTTTGGCTGCCCGTTTCACCTCGTTGCGAGTGTTTATAAGTCGATATAGCTAAGGGTGTTTAAGAGCTTTTTTTATATATAACTTCCTTTATAAGGGGTGAAGAGAAGAATGTTGAATCTACGCGGTTTATCGGGTGTAAAAAATCAATTTTAGCACGGGGGGTGTGCTAAAATGTGTTTTTGGGTGCTAAAAATTGTGTCTGATATCTGTCGATCTCCAAGATAAAAACATGTATTAAATTGTCAAAGTACGTTCATACAAATGTATTGATATGATCTATAAATATCAATAGAATGTATTGATACTATTATAATACCATAACATAATTGTGTTGTCAACACATAATTTGTAACAATTACGTAATATTTATATCTGTTTATGGAACGTGAAATTCTGTGCTTTGTTATTGTTTTGGATACTAAAAAGTACAGAAACAATAGTTTCACATGAGCAACCGTTCATACGTTGTTATGGATCACACACACTAGATATAGTGGGTGAGTGTGGTTTAAGTGGTAGATGTTGTGGGATGTGGGAGAGAAGGCAACATAGTGGTCTGGGAAAAATCGAACACACGTTCGAACCATAACCACGCCCCTACACGTTCCATAGGGATAAAAGGGAACGTGTAGAAAACAGGCAGAGACAGACAGAAGAAAATCAGAACAGACGGCACACAGACAGCACACAGACGGACAGCAATTATTAAATATTTCTAAAATTAGCAAAATGTAAAATATATACGACAAAATGTAAACTCATTAGAATGTATCCACTTGACACTTCGTGTTACACTATAGGTGTAACACGAAAACACAAAACACAGACAGCCGCAAACGCAACGCGGCACACATTCACAGCGCAGACAGCGCAGAAAGGAACAGAACATGAAAAAGCAGAACACTCAGAACACAGCGAACACACAGAAACAGCAGTCAACACAGTTCAATGTTTCACGTGAAACATTGAAGCAGAAACAGCAGACAGCACTGCATACTAGCCGCACACTGTATGCCATGCAGAAGGACGCACAGCAGAAAGCAAAGGCACAGACACAGAAACAGGCACAGGCAGAAGCACAGACAGATGCAGAAGAACAGAACACTTTCATTGGATATGCCGACAGATATGCACAGGCGGCAGAGACAGTACGCGACACACATTTTCTTTTGTCATTGGATGCTGTAAAGCACTGCTCACAGCTTGCCAACAGCTACAGAGACAGACAGCGCACAGCATGGACAGAAGCAACAGAGACAGCGCGCACGCTTGCATCAATTATTGCCGCGTCTGTGATAAAGAAGTGTGATAACGTGGCCGCGTCTGAAATGACAAGACAGCTACGCAACAGCCGCACACAGGACGTTCACAGGATGGAAACAGCCGCGGCGCGTATCGCGGAACAAATCACAGTAAGCACGAACAAAAACGGCGATACGGTCACGGAGTATTCTGAGGACTACGCAAAAGTAGCGTCTGACGTTTTCGAGACTATTCTGGACGGCGCTGACCTATACCAGACAGCATACGAAACTATTATGGCAGAAGGCGCGGACGGCATAGACTTTGAATATACCGAACGCGTACTTGACAGGCGCGTTGCTATCCGTAAAGAGGATAGCGCCGCATGGAAAGAAGTTGAAATGACAGCAGGACAGAAAGCACATAAGGCAGTACGCGCTTTGATTGAAAACAGCCGCGCCGCTGTCGATAATAACCGCTATTGCTATCTGTCTGAAATAGTGAAGGACAGCGAAAACAGCACAGAAGCAGACGCGGCAGAAGCTGTCTTATATCACAGACTGCCAAAGTTCTTTTCTGAGATGGACACGGCACAGGATAGCGGCTTTAACTCTCATCCTGTCCCCGTCACAGTGTCAGAAACAGACTTTGAAGAATATGAAACACTGTGTGAACAGTCAGCAGAAACTTTATCGGAACAGTTTAATCTGTCAGCACAGCAAAAGGATATACTTTCAAAGCTGTTCCTTGGATATGGTAAACAAGCTACAGCAACATATATCGGTACTAATATTGGTAACGTATGTAACCAGATAACACGCACAAAACAGAAAGTAAAAGCGTCTGACTGGTATGCAGAACACACAGCGGCAACAGCACAGGCAGAAGCAATTCTTTTCCTTTTGGAAACAGAAGCAGAGGACAGCAAAACAGCGGCACAGCGCGCGACAGAAGCAACAGACAGCGCACGCAAGGCGGCACAGGCGGCAGACGCGGCACAGAAAAATGCCTT